AAGTTCTTCACTAGCAGTTGTCCTTTTGTCTTGCTGAAATGCTCGAGTAAGTAATCGAGCAATGTTGTGCTATCAATGTATGCAACTTCCTCGACTGTCACACCAATGACTCGAGCGCAGTATGCTCCTTCCCACTTAGATACTTTTGTAGAAATCTTCTCTTCCCAACTCATGCCGTTCTGCATCTGTCTTGTGCCAAAGTTAAAATTAAATTGGTCAGTATGACTAATTTTGTATTCATACTCTAGCTCTCCGAAGTATGCATCAGCATTTTTATCTCCATCTACGAGTGTATGACCGAGATGATTTGCGAGTGCAAGTTCTCCAATGCCTCCTTTTGTAAGTTCGACTCCTTCAGGAAGTTCTGAAAATGCTTTGTCTAAATATTCTATTGCTTTTTTATATTTCATACAGATATTATACTAAATTCACAAGGAAGTGTCAAGTACTATTTTCAGCAATGGTATAGATTTACCTTGACATGAGGTTTCACTGTTGCTATAATATACAAATGATAAATAATGAAATAAGTGAAGTAATCTTTTTAATCATGTGCGTAGGTGCTGCATACACAATAGGTAAGCAAATCGGAATACAAAGCACAGTAGACTATTTAGAGGAGAAGGGACTCATAGAGTTTGATGACTCTGAAAAATAGTTCTTGACATCAAGGTTAAAATTTGATATAATTATTCTGTAAGTCATAGTTTTGGCTTACGTATTGGTGCGTCTACCGTAAGGGGACGTGAATATTTACTGAAAAGGAATTATGGAGATAAAAAATGAGTATAGATTTAAGTAAATTTTGGCTTGGATTGGATATGCCCACATTACCGTCTTACACGGAAAGTGGATATCCTAGATATAACTTAATAGCAGGGGACAACAACTATCGTATAGAAGTTGCAGTGCCCGGTTGGAAGAAAGAAGAACTGGAGATTGTCTTTGATAACAAAGAACTCCACATAAAGGGTAAAAAAGACACAAAACTAGGTGATGATGAGCAGTTCGTTCATCAGGGTCTTAGTCTGAAATCTTTTGAACGAAGATTTATTCTAAACGCCGACCTGTTAGTAGATAAGGTAAATCTACAAGACGGATTACTGACAATCAACTTATCACGAACTCCAGATTCTAAGAGGAAAATCTTGGAGATAAACTAAAATGAAAGCAATAGCTTCTAAAGTTCGTGATAGTATATGTGAGAACGGAGAGTTCTGCAACATAGTGGCTAATTATACATTAGTCATAGCCTTTGGTGGCATTATGGTACAGAGTGTTCAGACACTTGCATAACCTGTCAGACTGCATTCGGGGAGTTTTCGGACTCCCCAATCTTATAAGGAAACAAATGAAAATATCAGAACAAGGATTAGAATTAATTAAACACTTTGAAGGGTGTGAACTTGAAGCATATAAATGTGCTGCAGGTGTATGGACTATAGGTTATGGTCATATAAAAACTGCTGTAGAAGGCAAAGTTATTACACAAGAAGAAGCAGATAATTTGCTAGTAGAAGAAATTATAGAGTACGAAGACTATGTTAGAGCAGCTGTCAAAGTACCATTAAAACAGTATCAATTTGACGCACTAGTCAGTTGGACATTCAACTTAGGCAATGGTAATCTAAACGCTTCAACTATGCTAAAAGTACTAAATCGAGAAGAATACGAGGGAGTACCAGCGCAAATGGCAAGATGGAATAAAGCAGGTGGCAAGGTCTTAGAAGGACTCATTCGCCGTAGAGAAGCAGAGGGTCTTCTGTTTGAAAATAAGAAATGGACATAAAAGAAATTTGGTTAAAAATACTTAGTTATTTCTCGACAAGATATAAGCTAACTGTTAGTTATAATGCCGTATATGGTGACGCTGATGATACAACTTATATAGTTCGTAAATTTTTGAAAAAACAACCTAAATACCTAAAGTTCCTCAATGAGGACAAGGAAGTAGTAGAGATTCGAGGCGCAGAAGGTCTTAACTACAAGATAGAAGAATTATGATAGAAAAACTCAAACTCAAACACATGAAGTTTATAAACGAATTTAAAATTAGATATGAATTAAGTTTATATCAAATGTATTGGATATCCTTTGTTGAAGGATTATTAATAGGAGTGGTACTATGTATCAGTTTCTCCTAGCAATTATACTAGCCTTAGGGTTAAGTACCTATTGGTTATGGAATGAGAACGCCACACTTACACAAAACAACGCAAAACTAGAGAGTGCCGTACAGCTTCAGGAAGAAGCAATCTCATCTTTACAAAACGACTTTACCCTACAAACAGGTAAACTCAACGAATTACAACTAAAAAGTCAAGAAGCGCAGAAAGAAATGAATCGTTATCTTGATATATTTAAAAGGCATAGTTTAACGAAACTAGCCGCAGCAAAGCCTGGGTTAATAGAACCTAGAGTAAACAAAGCAACAAAAGAGGTATTTGATGGAATCGAACAAGACAGTCGGGATATTGACGCTGCTGATGATGGTATCATCGTGCAGCCTACTGCCAACCAAGACATTAGAGGTTAGTGCAAAACCAATAGAAAGGCAGATAGCACAGCCAGTACTACCAAGAGAAATAGACTTGAAAGAGCCTTATTGGTATGTAGTTAGTGATAAAAACATAGAAGAATTTTTAGCACGAGTAGAAAAAGACCAAGGACAAGTAGTATTCTTTGCTATGACAGTACCAGACTATGAGTTGATGGCATACAACACTCAAGAGTTAAAACGATATATTCGTGAACTCAAAGAAGTAGTAATATACTATAGAGAAGTGACAACCAATGAAAGCACTACCGATTAAAGACCACCAGATTATATCAAGACTAGATTTAATAGCTCAAGATTTTTATGCACTACCTCATAGGTGGACATACAAACCTTTGGCAAAAACTAGTGCAGCAGACTTAAGAGAGATTATGGCAGATGAAAACCACAACGGTTATCCAAAGAAAAGCAACTCTATTGATTATGCAGGTAGGTCAATTTCTAAAAATTTTAAAGAAAGAACTAATGCTTTCCTAGGCTCAGTACGACAATTAACTGATAACCAAGCATGGTACTGGGATAGTATGGTATTTCAACCACCAGCAACAGGTTGGACAGCATGGCATAACGGAGGAGATACTCCTAGGTACTTCTTTAGGTTCATACATAATAGCGAAAAAGGTTTTACTAACTATATAAAAGACGGAAAAAGAACTAGGTTAACTGACCAGCACCATCCAACTACTACTAAAGACTGGACTTGTGTTCATGGATTTTTAGATGGTAGTACAACTTGGATGTCCGATAGAAATTTGGGCAACACTCCAAGAATAATATTTGATATCTCCATACCTAGTAGATATCATAACCAAGCAAATGCTTTTGCTGACTTCATACAGACACCTAAAAATGGTTAAGCTCTTTAGAATGTTGATGTGGAAAAGGAGTATGGAAAAACACTCCAAGTGGTTTGATAAACACGAACCAGCACAGAATAGATTTGAAGAAAATGAAGAATGGTTAGAAGAACTAGAGGACAGAGTAGTAAAACTAGAACACGACTCACATCCCGCCAAGGACTTGTGTGAATTCGATTCATATGAGGAATTTAAAAACGAAATCAAACAAATGATAAAAGATGAACTTAGTACTCAGTCAAGACAGTAATAATAGAAGCGACCTATGTGGACACATAGAAAATTTCCTGTCTGATAATGAGATACAAGACTTTTATTCCTACCAAACTAAACAATTTCAACCAGCAACTACACGATACAGAGGAATAGATAAGTCTTTGAGAGACTGTGATAGACTCGGAGGAGCTACTGTACCTGAATGGTTGAGACATAAACTACAGTGTGCAATTGATTTGTACAATAATAAAACATACAAGTTCGATTTATACCCTATCTTATCTGACCACCACGAGTTTAATATAGTAAGATACAAAAAGAAAGGACAATTTTTTACTGCACATAGAGATTGCAGACCTTACTTAGAACACATACTGCAGAGAAGATCAATGCGTAAGATAAGTATTAGTGTACAATTGAGTGATAATTATGAAGGAGGAGACTTAGAGATTGCTGAGTCCTTTAACCGAAAAGATTTATTAGGAGGACAACATACACCTCCCAATAAGTTTAGACACAAATTTAAAACAATGAAAAAGAAAGGAAGTTTAACAATATTTACATCTTTTCACATGCACGAAAGTACACCATTAAAATCAGGACTAAGAGATGTTCTAGTGTGTTTTATACGAGGAGAAAGTAAAGTATGGTAGTTCCACAAAGTTTAACAGACCTATCACTAGAAGTAGTAGAATGGATGGACTCTCAGCGAGATGCTCAGTTTCCTTTCTGTGATACATATTTAATGTGGCATTACTTTCCACCTGAGTATAAAATTGATGTATATAACTGTACTTTTCCTTACTGGAGAGAGCATGGTAATACTATTATGGAAGATATTAGTATAAACGGTGTATTTAAAGAAACAATAGAAAAAATAGTAGTAGTTAGAGGTACAAAGAAAGGAATAGTATTACCTACAGCTACTAAGAAGAGACAAGCATACTATATAGTTAAAGGAGATACTGATATAATACTAGGTAAAAGCTACCAGAAGTTATGTCAATCACTAGAAGTTAATGATTATAAGTTAAATACATGGAACGCCAGAGGTTTAGAATGGAAACCTGTGAAAGAAGGAAGTGTTGAGAGTGTAGGAAACTTATGGAATATGAACGTACATATAAAAGAAGGAGATATATTAATTCATGTCACATACTATGATGATTAATGAAATAACACCACACTATAAAAAAGAGCAACCTTTTGATAGAGAACAACCTATTCGTTTATTTGTTGGAACAAGTGAAAATTTTGACCACACAATAGAAAGAGTATATTTGTATAGTATATTAAAAAATACAAATCATCCAGTAGAAGTCACATGGCTAAGACCAAGTATGTTTCCTACATGGAAAAGAAAAGGTTGGGGAACACCCTTCACTTGCTTTAGATATGCTATACCAGAAATGTGTGGATTCAAAGGCAGAGCTTTGTACACAGATTGTGATATGATAAACTTCAGAGATTTGTTTCATTTGTGGCGAACTGATTTAAAAGGCAAACCTTTTGGTATGGTCTGGGATTCTTTACAAATGAATAATCACAAGTGGAAAGATACTCCGTATAAAAGAGGCTGGTGGTGTGATAGCGTTATGCTCATAGATTGTGAGAAAGCAAAAGACTGCATACACTCTATAGAGGAACAAGCTCAATGGGATGGAACTTATAAGTGGAGCTTTATGGAAAGTATTGGTTCTCCTAAGAAAGAGGAAAGTACAGATATAGTACACGAACTAGATGCAAGATGGAATAGTTTTGATGGAAGCGATACAGCATTTCCATATAAAACAACAGACCCTTCAGAAAAAGTACAGTTAGAATTAGAAGAAATATGGCAAGTACATCTTACGGCACTTAGCTATCAACCTTGGCATCCAAGATACTCTCCTCATGCTAAAGCAACTCATGCAAGACAAGACATAATGGAAGTGTATTGGCAGTATCAAAAAGAAGTTAAAATGTTGGAGAAAATAGGTGAAGTTTGAAGAGCTAATAAGTCCCATCGGGGTTGATGAGTTTCATCTTCGGTATAAGGACAAAAAACATTTTTATATCAAAAGAGAGGACAATCCTTTCTCAAAACATTTTAGTTGGGGGGAACTCGACAACTATCTCAATCAGTATAATATTGGTACATGGGATAGAACACCACAGCTTCAGGTAGTGTTGCCTGATGGAAACAAGTGGTGTAAGAAAAAATCAACACAGAAATATACACGCACAGAACTATGGAATTTGTGGAATAATGGAAGTAGTTTTATACTTACGCTAAGTGAGTTCCTAAACGAAACTATGTGGAAGCAGTGTCAAGAGTTTGAAAAACATTATGGTGTTGGACAAGCCAATCTATATTGTAGTAAATCTAGAGATGCACATTGTTTTCCTATTCACGCAGATTCAACAGATAACTTTTTATTTCATGTATCAGGCACGGTACGCTGGTACATTTATAAGGAGTTTGAAGTTAAAGGGGGTCGTACAGAGAATGCAACTTTGGAAGAAGTAGTAGACTTAAATGATGGCGACCTTTTATACATACCGAAAGGTAAGTACCATAGAGTTGATACTCTAAGCCCACGCATATCAATCTCTTTCCATTTTCAGGATAGAGCCGTAGGCAAACCCTATAACAGGAGGAATTGGTATAACTGGAAACCATAGGAGATTACTATGGCAGAAGGAAGTGATAATTCAAGAAACGAAGTAGAAATAGATTTGGACAAGTACATGGCTCTCATTGAGAAGTTAGACAAGTCCGAAGATATGATAAAGGAGATGCAACTCGAGGCTGCAGCAGCCAAGAAAAGACTTGCACCACCGAAACGAAAGTTCATGGATTTATTTTTAGACGACAACGATGTCAATGAGAAAGCTATAATTGGCTTTATCGCGTTCTTTATGCTTATTGTTTTCGCTGGGTGTGATTTAGTAACAGCGTTCTGGGGACAGGACTTAGTAATTAGTGACACCATATTCACAAGTCTCGTAGTGATTACACTCGGAGCATTTGGAATCAGTGAAGCAGGAAGAGCATTTGGAAAGTGATAACAGCAAGATTATTTATAGATTTTGAGTTGGTAGAAAAACAGTATGAACCTAAGATGATTCATACTACGGACATATTCTGTCCTGTTTCTCATAGAAAGGAGCAGGATGGATATGACGTTCTGCGCGATGACATACTAAAAAATGGTATGAAGCATCCAATAGTGCTTTTACCAAACACTTATGATAACTGGCAACTAACAATGAGACATGTCAATCCTGAATATATAGTACCGTATCAAAAGACCAAGTACATATGTGCCTATGGAAACCAGCGCTGTGATATACTTATGAGTGCTGGGCATACATATATGTGGAGTCTAGTAACTGATAATGTGGAATGGTCACACGCTGCATTTATGGAGTTAAAAAATAGTTCTTGACTTATGTTTATAATTTTAGTATAATATACATATGAAAAATACAGAAACAAACGAACACAAGACTTGTCAGATGTGGAATGCTGAGACAAAGTCATTTGATACATGGCATATCGGAGAGTGCAAACACTGTGGAACAGAGCTAGACCATACGTCTGGAGAATGTCCTAAGTATAAGTGCTGGATTGCATGAATTTATTTTATTTAGATGAAGACCTAGACAAATGCGCAGAGTATCATGTCGACAAGCACATAGTAAAGATGCCTCTCGAGGCAGCACAACTCTTATGTACTGCGATATGGATTGATGCCAAACTAGGTTTTGTACCCCGTGCGCTTGACAAGGACGAACGTGAGGTACTAAATAGTGAGAAAGCCAAGATTAAGCACCTACCGCTTGACCAGCGACCTCTCACACCATACCTACCGATGATGTATAATCATCCGTGTACGATATGGGTTAGGTCGAGCTTGGATAACTTTGAGTGGACTCATTGTTATGCTAACGCATTGAACGATGAGTACCACTATCGTTATGGTAAACAACACAAATCCATAGTAGAAGTAGTAAACAAACTACCTGAGCCAAAGAATATGCCCAGACTTGGATTTACAGAATTTGGACTAGCAATGCCAGATGACTTGAAAGATTATGATAACCCTATACAGAGCTATCGTGACTACTATCATCTAGACAAGGCTACGTTCGCCGCATGGTCTCACAGAGACAAGCCTCATTGGTGGAGCGAAGACTACGCTGACTATGAGAAAAGGATAACAGCAACATGATAAAAGTAGAACAGAATGGATATACATTCACCTTTGATGATGGAACTACGGAAGAAGAACAGCAGAAAGCAATCAAGAAACACCTAGCAAAGACTAGATGGTTTAGACCGATTGTTATGAGAAAATCAGATGGAACTAGTGTTCATCTAGGCAATGGAGTAAGAAAACATGGCAAAAGACATACCTCTTGATGTCCTACTAGGAATAAAGAAAGAACCTTTAGATACTATAGAACATAGGGATATGTTGCGCAGTAATCTAAATCAACAGAGAGTTCAAACTGAAGAAGAAATAGCAGTACTAAAAGGACAGCTAGGAGCTAAGAAAGAATACTTAGCAAAAATTGAGGGTGGACTTGACGTACTTGATGAATTAAGCAAGTGATAGTAATAAAAGATAATTTTTACCCCAATGTGGATGAAGTTCGAGAACGAGCTTTGTCCATGTTTTATAGACCAGGACGTAGAGAAAGAAAGACTATGTTTCCAGGTCGTCGCACTATGTCCTCATTTAGTAATGAGAACTTTGTGTATTGTAGAAATCAATGGGAGCATATGCTCAACACAAAGATGCAGTACTTTCCTAGAAAGAATAGCAACACAGCGTTTACACTATCAGAGAAAGGAGATGCAGACTGGAACTGGGTACATCATGATTGTTCAGGTTTCTTAGAGAATACTTCAAACGATATGAAAGGTAAGCCTTACGCTGCAGTAGTATATCTAAGTCCTAATGCTGATGTTAAGAAAGGAACAGGATTGTTTCAATCTAAAACAACTGGCGAAGTTTATAAGAATGATGAACTTAGCAAAGGACAATCAAGTTTCAAACAAATGTGGGAAGAAGATGAATATTTTCAGATGCACACATATGTTGGGAATCTATACAACAGATGCGTCTTGTACCCAGCACATTATTGGCACGCTCCATTCTGTGCAGGATTCGGACACAATAAATCAACAGGCAGACTTGTACAAGTAGGCTTTTTTACGGTAATGAAATGAGTGATTATAAAGTAGACAAGTATAAATTTAATGAAGATGTAGTTTTAAACAAACTAAAGAATCATATATTGGGAACATACGACCAACACTATAGTATGAATAAAATCCAGTCAACCGAGTTCATCTTCGATGCTGGTCATGGCGAAGGCTTTTGCTTAGGAAATATCATAAAGTATGCACAACGCTATGGAAAGAAAGATGGAAGAAACGAGCAGGACTTACTAAAGATTCTGCATTATGGAATAATTTTAATGGGGTCAAAAATTGAGAACAAAGAAACACGAGAATCTTACACAAGCGAATATAACCAAGGTAATTGAGTTATTAAACCCAACAGATGGTAGCAAACCTATAACAAAGAAAGAAGCATGTGGTATACTAAACATTGCTTACAACACAACTAGATTAGGTAATATCATTGCAGAACACCTAGAGATGATGGAGTTCCGTGCTAGAAGAAAGGCACAGAATAAAGGAAAGGCAGCAACTAAGAAAGAAATTACAGATGCAGTAGCAGGGTATTTAGAGGGCATGACAGTAGCAGACATTGCTAAGTCATTGTATCGCTCACCTGCTTTTGTAAAGGGAATCATAGAAAGAATAGGAGTCCCTCAAAAATTAGCACACACAGACTACGAAGGTAGAAGGAACGCCCTTTTACCAGACCAGTGTATGGCTGATGAGTTTGAAGAAGGAGAAAGAGTTTGGGCAATCAGACAGAACTATCCAGCGATAGTACAAAGAGAGCTTAAACCTGAACAAGCAGAGGAGCGAGGCTACAAACTATACCTAGTGTATACAATTGAAGCTCAGCAAGAAGACCTCAAAGATACGTACTTTCCATACCTAAGTTTCGCAGGTAAGAACCATGCGATAGCAGCTTATGATATGGGCAGTCTAAGACATTTACGAGAGTATATGTAAAAAGGAAAAAAATGGACGCACTAACTATAGTAGCGGCATTTTGGATAGCTGGAGTAGTACTAGGTATTTATAACCTATTTTTACCAGCAATACAAATTATCGGAAGAATTGATAGTAATAATATAGCATACAGATACGCTTGGGCAGGTGGAATTGTTTTCACCATATTTTTGGGTATCTTTTTACCTTTACTGGTTCATGTTATATTGATTAATAAACACCAAGAAAGATTTCTTAGGAACTTTATACCAGCATATATGGGAGATAAATAATGCATAGAGGAAATAGATATTACGAAGCTCTTAGAGCTAAGTACATAGCAGAAGCTAAAGAAGCAGAAGCAGTACTACATACATACTTTACCAACTCAGTTGGAATAGGAGAACATTCAGACCTTATTGAAGAGTTTGATAAACAACTAGATAAACTAGCATCAGCACAAGAAAAGCTGAGTTCTCTAGAAGGCTTATTAGATAGATGAGTCTAATCTTACAGTGTGATAATGAGACTATAGGAGTAGTAAGAAATCCCTATGAAAGAATAGTCTCTTTATACATACAAAGTCTAGACTATATAGGAATGGATGCTTGGGTAGACAAATCTACTCCTGAGCTACAGACTGTACTTTATAAAGACTGTGACCACATAGTCAGATTCGAAGCATGGAAAGAAGAATTAAATTTTTCAAATCTACATCCTAAAGATACATCAATTTTGCAGGATGAAGAAGTGCAACCTATGTGGGAACGTTGGTATACTTTAAAAAGTAAACAACATATATACGAGCTGTATCGGGAAGACATTACAGTCTACGGTTATAGCTACTAAAATATAGTTCTTGACACAAGGTTAAAATTCCGATATAATATATTTATATTAAGGAAATAAGCAATGAGCGACAGGTATTACACACAGATGCTAGAGACCACAGGTTGGTGTCCTGGTTATCGCAATACTTTTAGCCTTGCCGAATACAAACAAAACTACACATTAAAAAGGAAAAGAAACATGGCGTGGACAGACGAAAGTAAAGAACAAGCAGTTGAAATGTATACTGCTGAAGAACCAACTCCAGACAACAGTATGGAGATTGTTAAGATGGTTGCTGAAGAATTAGGTGAGAGCCCAAATGGAGTCAGAATGATTTTAACAAAAGCAGGAGTATATGTAAAGAAAACTCCAGCTGTGAAAAGCAGTGGTGGTGGAACTGGTGGTGGCAGAGTAAATGTCGCACAAGCACAAGATGACTTAGTAAAAGCTATCTCTGATGCAGGTAAAGAAGCCGACACAGCAATTGTCAGTAAGCTAACAGGTAAGGCTGCTGTATATTTCACAACATTAATTAACGAACTAAACGATTAATTACCCCTGAACATGGGGAGGGCAACCTCCCTGTGTATTTTTGTATCTACAAGAATCACCTCGTAAGACGATACCATTGATAGGACGCTAATAGATATTAACTACCTACAAGGAAACGAATGAAAAAGGAAGATTTTGTTAGAAAACTTGACGAAGCGGGCGACGCTATTGTCACATATCGTAGTCAGAATAGTCGTAGACTGAAATATAATGTCTGCACAGGCGACTTCGATAACAAATACATACAGTCAAAAAAGAATCGAGCCAAACCATCTCAAAGACAAGTTCTATTGTTTTGTTGGGACACCGACTCTTACAGACTATTACAACCTGATAACGTAACGTCTATTGTACCTCTAGCAGCGATATTGAAGAATGATAGAATTACATAACGAAACTCCAGTATACGAAAAAGAAGTACACTTTAACGAAGATAAAAATGAAAAAGTCTTTGTAATGGTAAACAATTTTCGGGGTACGGAGTATTTACATATCAGAAAGTATTATATGGACTTTGATGAAGAATGGAAACCAACAAGGGACGGCATAGCCTTGCCTATTGATTTGGATAACCTTCGAGAAATATTTACAGCCTTAGTAGAGATACTTTCTATCTCAGAAGTTAAAGGAGTATTAGAAACTCATTTCAAAGAGATATTAGACGAGTTATACCAATAGCACCAAAAAATAGTCCTTGACAAATCCTTAAAAATTCTGTATAATATATCTATGAATAAGACAGAATACCTAGAATATTGTAATCAAAAGTATGCAGAAGGCAATCCTATATTACCTGACGATGTATATGATAGACTTGTAGAGAACACTGCTCTTGAGGAGCAAGTAGGTCATGCAAGTGATGACGTACGATATAATCACCCTTTCCCAATGTATTCACTTCAGAAAGTCTTTGTAGGAGAAGATGAAGAACCAAATTGGGATTCCAAACAAGCACATATAATGACTGCCAAGTTGGACGGTGCAGCCGTGTCTATAACTTATGTAGAAGGCGTACTAACACAGGCACTCACTCGCGGAGATGGAAAAGCAGGTCTAGATATTACTGATAAAATTAAGTCTTTAGTGCCAAATAAAATATGGAGCAAAGGTGTCAAACAGATTACTGGAGAAATCGTTGCCCCTAAAACAATACCAAATGCTAGAAATTATGCAAGTGGTGCTTTGAATCTAAAAGACTTAGAAGAATTTAAATCCCGAGATATTACCTTTATAGCCTATGGTATTCAACCAGCAATTTGTGCTGAGTGGACTGCTGATATGGGCATGGTAAAAGATATGGGATTTAACACTGTCACACAAAGTGATTGGAATGAATTCCCTCAGGATGGTAAAGTTGTACGAGTCGACTCTAATATATATTTTGAAACATTAGGCTACACATCACACCACCCTAGAGGTAGTTTCGCTCTGAAGACAAGACAAGCTGGAGTAGTTACTCGACTCTTGGACGTTGAATGGAATGTCGGGAAGTCAGGTGCTGTTTCACCAGTCGCAATCTTAGAGCCATGTGTGATAGGCGAAGCTACTATTAGCAGAGCAACTCTACATAATATGGCGTATATCGAAGCATTAGAACTAGAGATTGGTTGTGATGTGGAAGTTATTCGTAGTGGAGAAATAATACCTAGAATTGTAAAGAGAGTATGAAAACGATAGATGATTTTCGTAAGATGGGAAACCCACGCCGTAATGGTTTAGGTTTCGTATGGCTTATGGAAAGTCCTAAAATAAGATGGAACTTTTATCATCCAGAGTTAGTTCCTCAGCAAGTAAGTCAGTACCATAACCATCAAAATAGTTTTGTATCTGATATTGTGAAAGGAAGATTTTGTAATCAAAGAGCAAAAGTAATAGAAGGTAGTAAAACTATAAAAACCATAAACTGTGTTGAGAATAACTCAAAAGGATTTGAGTCAGAAGTATGGGAAAAGAATGTAGATGTTCAACCTAAAGATGTAGAAAGATATATAAAAGGAGATACTTATTATATGTCAGCAAAAGAGTTTCATGTAGCATGGGCAGAAGCCCCTACTATTACTTGTTTAGAAATAGTAGGTCGCGAAAATGAACCTGGGTTAGCAATATATGATAGTTCATATGAAGAAGTCGTATGTCCTATAAAAGAATTTAGATATCCACACGATTTGTGCTGGGATATAATACGAGAAGTTTTAGATGCGTGACCCATTTCTTATTAACATAGATGTATGTGGTATATGTAACGAGTCGTGTAATTATTGTCCGAGGTCAAGTTCATATCCGAATATAAAAGAATATATGAGTGTTGAACTTTTTACGAAGTTCATAAATGATTGTGCGGATTATAGAGGGACTATTTGTTTCTCAGGCAGAGGCGAAAACAGTTTACACCCTAATTTCAAGAAACTTGTAGAAATTTTACATTTTACTGGTAGAAAGTATAAGACTAGAATTTTGACAAACGGCTATAAACTAGAATCAAAGTTTAAGTGGTTTAATATGTTTGATTCTATTATAATGAACTCTTATACGAGTAAAGAACAGATGGAAGAAAGGAAAAAGATAATTCCTCGTGCTACTCATAGATATTGGGATCAAAGCGTAGACCCATCCGAGTGGGGTGAAACACCTATTCAAGTTCAAAATAGAACCGAGCTATATGAAAGAATAGCAACTGATAGAAGTGAAATACAAACTCCATGTGTACTACCATCTACTAAAGGATGGATTCACCATGATGGAACAATACAGTTATGTTGTAATGATTGGACAGACACAAATGTGTACGGCAATATTGCAGATGATAACTTTTTTGATGTATGGCACACTAGTAAAGAACTAGAAGAAGTAAGAAAGAAATTATTATTTGGAGATAGAAGTAGTAACCCTATATGCAAAAATTGTAATAGAAAGGTTACACCAAGAGAGGAAAAAAGACTTGCAAGGCTTAGACAAAAGTATTGATACCATTGTAAATGTTAGTGGCGGAGCTGAGTGCTTTGCTGCTTTGTGGTGGGCAAAAGAAAAAGGTCTAAATGCAGTCGGTTTACATCTATATAATAATCCACATAATCATCCTGCAAAAGATGCACAGTTATACTACGCACAAAAGCAGTGTGATTTCTTTAACTTTCCACTAGTCGTAGATAGAAATGAATTACCACAAGAGGTTACACTAGCACTGGCAGTTAATCAACATATGTCAGCAGCAGCAACTTTGCTTCTAGGAAACCCAAGAAAGTGGAAATATTTAGTATGGGGTGCAAATGCAGAAGATTCCTTTGCACAACGTTTACAGTTAAGATTTCCTATACGAGCTTACTTAGCACAGAAGTCTTATCAACTAGACTTACATGGAGTATCAGCCCATGAAGTAATGAACGCTCCTATAAATATATTTCCTTATGAAACACTATATAAATCAGAGGTAGTATCTATGTTAGCTAAGAATCTGTGGCATTTTGCACAAGATAATATATGGTACTGCTACCCGTCAGATAGAGACCCTGAAAGAATTGCTAAGATAGGTAGGACAAAGGAAGGCGGCTACACTCCTTGTGGAGAGTGTATCAAGTGTACAGAATGGAAAAATGCAGTACAAGTTGCAAACAAATCCACATTTAAACAACAAGAAGGAACATTTAAGAAACATAAACCAAATCAAAGATGGATAGACGAGTAGGATTTACATGTGGAGCTTTTGATTTGCTTCACGCTGGACATATTGTAATGCTGAAAGAGGCAAGGGCAGAGTGTGACCATTTGATAGTAGGATTACAAACTGATCCTAGTATAGACAGACAAGAAAAGAATCAACCAATTCAGTCAGTATTTGAAAGATATATTCAACTACGAGCAGTAAAGTATGTAGATGAAATTATACCTTACGATACAGAAGAAAGCTTACTAGACTTACTAGAAGCAACTCCAATTCACTTACGCTTTGTAGGAGAGGATTGGACAGATAAACATTTTACAGGAAAAGGATTACATGAAATCTACTATACGAGTAGAGCACACTCCTTTTCTACATCAGGATTGAGAAATAAAATAAATGATAGATGAGTTAAAAAACTGGGGAGTAACTCCAGAATATAGCGGACTAGGATTTATATTCCTACACGAACCTAATAAACAAGTTAGGTGGAATTTTTATTGTCCTGATCTTACACCTGTGGAAGTACCTGATTTTCACAACCACAGAATTAAATTTGAATCACAAATTATTAGAGGTGGACTTATAAATGAAGTAGTCCAATGGAAACCTGCAAAGGATAGTACATTACAGATAGTTGAGACTAACTGTGTAAATCCTCACCATAGACGAAACGTTGTACAGGATAGTGTTAGTGTATTCCATGATGGCGAATACTACCTCCCAGCGGGTGCATGGTACACGAGTGAAGCGTATACGTTTCACAGAGTTAAAGTACTAGAGCAGTCTATTACCAAATTACATATAATCGAAAACAAGACTAAAAATAACTTGACCATACGGGACAAGAATAAACCGTTTCGCTGTCCACTAAAGGACTTTCAGAAGTCAGAGAAAGAGTGTTGGGAAATCGTAAGGACGTTTTTCTAATGGCTGGTGGCATATACAACGAGACTTATTTCAAAAACTATCCTGAAGAAAAACTGAAGGAAGGAATACTGTATGGTATTGTATTGGTAAATCAAACAACATGGGAACGAGAAACTATAAAAGTAGGCATCGCAAAAGGAAGAACATTCAAAGACGCAGTCAAAAGAGCGCGTGGCTTTACAAACTACGACATCAGAATACAGAGGATTTGGAGCGGGACGATCTACGATGCGTGGAGGTTCGAACAAAAATTACACAACCAGTTTCAGAAAGATAGACATAAAACGGAGCATAAATTTGGAGGGCACACGGAGTGTTTCTCAATGGACAGCAAAATATTGGAGGCATTTCCAAAGAAAAATGAACTATTTGGGGATTAGTGAAGGATTTCACAATGCAGCGTACGCTGTAGTAAATGATAACAAGATAGAATTTGCCACAGAAGTAGAGAGAATAACACGAGTTAAAAACGAAAAGACAATACCTGATTGGCATTTTAATGTGCTAAAGGAGAGATATGATTATGATAAAACAGTATTTTATGAAAGTACTGATTTCAAGAATGCGAGACGAGAGATGTACGGAATGGCTAAAGCAACGCCGTGCCGAGCGTATGATATCAGAACTATACTTCACCATGAAAGCCATTACGCCGCTGCTTATTTTTCTGCTCCTTTCATTCCTGACAGCACAGTAGTAATAGATGCTATCGGAGAATTTGATACAGCAAGTATTTGGGTAGACGGTGTAAAAGTATGGAATAAAACTTATCCGTGGTCACTAGGATTGTTCTATAGTGCAATTACGAAAAGAATAGGACTCAAACCTAACGAAGATGAGTATATAACTATGGGCATGGCTGCTTATGGAGATATTAGAATAGATATGACTAAAGATATACATATGAATCATCATCGTGGAATCAAGAAAAGAAAATGGTTTTGGCATACACCAGAAGATATAGCCGCATCTGCACAGGCACAACTGGAATCAGCGATACTAGATATCTTTGCGATAGCTAGAACCTACGGTCCCAACGTGGCTTATGCTGGTGGAGTTGCACTTAACTGTGTAGCAAATAGCAAAATAAGACCTATGTTTGATAATATGTGGATATTCCCAAACCCAGGCGATGCAGGGAGTGCACTAGGTTGTGTACTAGCCCATACAAAAGAAAGAATAGAATTTAAAGACACTTTCCTAGGACATGACATAACAAGAAGTATCAATCCTAAGTTAGTAGTCGATACAATACTTAAAAGAAAAGTAGTAGGAGTAGCGAATGGAAAAGCAGAATTTGGACCTCGGGCGCTTGGTAACAGGAGTCTCCTTGGTGATGTGCGTTTTGATATTAAAGACACAGTCAATGACATTAAACGAAGACAAAAGTTTCGTCCTTTTGCTCCCGCAATATTGGAGGAGTTTGTAGATGAATACTTTGAAGGCCCTGCTAATGAATATATGCAGTTTGTTTCAAAAGCAAAACACGACTACAAAAGTGTCACGCACGTTGACGGAACAGCACGAGTACAAGTTGTCAAGAGCGATAGTAACTCAGCACTGCGACCCATACTAGAAGAGTACTATGAGAGAACAGGAGTTCCTATGCTACTGAATACAAGTTTGAATATTAAAGGTCAACCTATGGTAAACACCGAAGAAGATGCATTGAGATTTCAACAAAGTTATGGAGTGAGAGTATTTTGATTTATTGGAATGGATGCAGTTTTGTAAGAGGTATGGAAGTAAAAGTACGTCCTCGAGATATATTTGCTAATATAGTTAGTCAAGAACTTGGTCAGCCTTGGTGGGATAACGCTAAAGTTGGTGGCAGTAATGATAGAATCTGGAGAACAACTACAGATGATATGATACGAAAGCCAGCAAAGTTAGTAATCATTGTATGGTCAGGAATAAATAGATTTGAATATCTAGACCAAAGAAACGCATGGCGTAGTGCTGTATGGGTAAAGTATATGTTTGATAGAAAGACACTAGAAGTAGGAGAGCAATCCGAAACTCACTTTCATCCACGCATGACACTAAAGCAATGGAAAGCTATACAAGGTTGGGCTACAGAAGTACGTTCTATGAGATACAATTTAATTACATCTTTACATCATATGTTAAGTGTAAAGTATTTTTTAGAAGCAAAAAACATACCTTATTTATTTTACAATTTATCTGATGGTCAAATTAGTGTGACCTTAGATACATTAAACGAACAAAGAATGGAAGGTGCAAACAATTTATGGGAAGTAGAACATATGAAGTTAAACGACTATCTAGAAGAGCTACCCCATATGAAAGAAGAAGCTTTCTATGATATGTGCAAAAGAGAACAAGTTCCCTTTGGACCTAAAGATCATCCTCTTGAGGAAGGTCATAGGTTGATGGCGGACAGGATTTTAGGAGATATTTATGATAAAAAACTGGATAAAGTCTTTAGTTAAGAAATATAAAGCCTTACGCTTTCAGTGGGAAAATAGAAACATGGTCGAGGATACTCACATCTATGAGGGCGAGGACAATTAAATTATGTTTCAAATTAATGCATCTACCAGAGAAAAAATAGTTCTTGACAGATGCTTAAAAATTAGATATAATATATGTATATTTTGGAGAGAGAGACTAAATGAGAGACATTTTACCACCGACAAACTGTCCCGCTTGTAATAGCGAGTTGGTTTATCGTAATGACCAGTTGTTCTGTGAAGACAGCAGCTGTTCAGCACAGTGGGATAAGAAAGTCCAGCATTTTGCTTCTACTCTTAAGATAAAAGGACTTGGACCTGCAACGCTAGATAAGTTGCAAATCCAAGAATACGAAGAACTATATAATCTTACTGCGTCTCAGATACAGGAAAGATTAGGCAGTCAAAGATTAGCTGAGAAACTCTTTGTGGAGATTGAAAAATCAAAGCAGAGTAAGTTGGTGGATATAATACCAGCTTTCAGCGTACCCCTTATTGGTCGGTCGGCTTCTCAAAAATTATGCGATTCAATATCAGACATCGAAGATATTAGCGAGAAAAGTTGTACTGAAGCAGGTATTGGACCAAAGGCATCAGCTAATCTACTTCACTGGATGGCCAGTGAATACTATCCGTATCAATACAGAACAAACCTACCTTTCACTTGGAAAAATAAAATAATTAAGAAAAAAGAGGTCATAGGCGTTGTTTGTATATCTGGAAAGTTAAAGTCTTATCCGACTAAAGCCTTCGCAACTAAAGTTCTAAATAACCACGGTTTTACCGTAAAATCAAGTCTGACTAAAGACTGTACTCATTTGATTAATGAGTCTGGAATCGAGTCAGCAAAAACGCAGACAGCTCGTGACCGAGGTGTTATAATAATAAGTAATATTAAACATTTAATTGGAGAAAATTAAAAATGGCATTACCAAAATGGACAGACGAAAGAACTTCAGAATTGACTTCTTTTGTTGGGGATGAGAGCCCAATATCTCAAGAAACTGTAGCTAACGCTGCAGAACAACTAGAAACTTCAGTAAGAAGTGTATCTAGTAAATTAAGAAAGATGGGTTTTGACGTTGAACTAGCTTCAGCATCAGCTTCTAAATCTTTCTCAGATGAGCAAGAAGCTACTTTAAGTAACTTTGTAACAGACAACTCTGGCTCATACACATATGCAGAAATTGCATCAAACTTTGAAGGCGGAGCTTTTTCAGCTAAGTCAATTCAAGGAAAAATCCTTTCTATGCAGTTAACAGAACATGTTAAACCTGCTCCTAAAGTTGAGACTGTAAAGTCATACAACGATGAAGAAGAAGGACAATTTGTATCATTAGTTAATGATGGTGCATTTATTGAAGATATCGCAGAAGCTATGGGCAGAAGCGTTAATTCAATCAGAGGAAAAGCTTTATCACTACTAAGAGCTGGTGAAATCAATGCTATTCCTAAACAGAAAGAAACTAAAGGTTCAAGCAAAGCTGATCCTTTAGCTGGAGTCGACATTGACGGCTTAACTGTTGAAGAAATTGCTGACCAAATCGGCAAAACTGTAAGAGGCGTGAAAACAATGCTTACTAGAAGAGGTCTACAGTGCTCAGACTATAATGGAGCAGCTAAAAAAGAAATAGGTTAATACCTATTCATTCTTGGGCGAGCTTTGACTCGCCCTTTTTTCAACTATAAATTGTAAGTGGAGAGACAATTTGACCCTAGAAAGTGCATTACTAAAGCAAATACTTGCGAACGGAGACTTCGAGACTTGGAATGGTCTGAAGGAGCATTACTTTCCAGAAGGAGAGTATCGTAAGTTATGGCGTGTAGTAGATAAGCATGTACACAAGTACAATAACTTACCTACATTTGAGGACTTAAAATTAGAAGTTCGTTCACGTGATTTGCAAGAAAAGATATATGCCATAGAAACAGTTGAAACAGATATCGAGTCCATACTCTTATTGGACTATCTGAAAAACCAATTTACACAATCCGAAATCCTATCAAAAATAGAAAACTACGTTGACCATCAAGTCGCAATCTCTGACGCTAGAGAAAATATAGACTTGTTGCAAGAAATAGTAGTGCAAGTAGAAGATTCAGTTGATACAAATGACGAAGCTGAAGACATGAATACTGTAGAATTATTTGATAGTGCTGAGGATTTAGCCAAGTTTTTACCGCTCGGTCTGAATCAAGAATATGACTTAGACTATACATTCTCTCCCAAAGACTTGGTCGTTATCGGTGGACATCGTGGTGGAGGTAAGTCCTTTACATGTTGTAACATCGCTGCTGCCGCACAAGAAAAAGGTAAGTCAGCATTATATTTTACTATCGAAATGGACACTAGACAAATGTTGCAGAGAATCTGTGGCATACAAACTGGTATCAATAGTGGTCGTATCAAAGCAAAGAATCTTACTCCTATGGAATGGGATAAAGTTGCTAACTGGTGGGCTAATAGATTCGATAACGGAACAGAAGCATATAACGAATGGCGAGATCATCAAGATTTCGACAAGTTTCACTATCAACTTAGTAGAAACAAGTTAGCAGATGTTCCTCAAATAGATATACATTACGACCCTTCTCTTACACTAGCTAAAATTATTAGTGTAGTAAGACAGAAGCAAGCCCAGTTACCTAACTTGGGTATTGTAATAGTAGACTATCTAAACCAAGTAAAACGCCATAACGCACCAAATCGTCAAGGTCAATATGATTGGACTGAGCAAATCGAGATCTCAAAAGGTCTCAAATCTCTCGCACAAGAGAGTAAAGTTCTAGTTCTCTCCGCTTTCCAGACTAATGAGAAAGGAGAGGCAAGATTCTCGAAAGGAATCTTGGATGCTGTTGATGCTGCTTACAGTATTCAGCATTGGGGAGACTCAGAGCCTTGTATTAAGTTTAAGTGTGACAAGATGAGAAGTGGTTCTATCGAGCCGTTTACATCTGAAATGAACTGGGAGACACTAAAGATCGGGCCTCACACAGCCTTAGACCCAGATCAAAAATCAGAACTAAAAGAAACAATGACAACAGGAGAGGACGCCTACGATTTATGATACTATACACAGAACACCAACTAGAAGAAGCATGGCATTGTCATTGTGCAGAAATTGCATACAGCAATCAAGAAAGTACAATACACATAGACTTTCCTACGTTTGAAGATTTTCGGTTAATATACGAACAACAAATAGAGGACATACACAATGGTTTTGCATGATAAAAAAAGTTGTTTTATTCACATACCTAAGTGTGGTGGCATTTCTGTTACTCGTTCGTGGTTAGCTCAACAAGATAAGAAAGTTCCCTTTCAACATAGAAATTGGCAGGGCGGACTTCATGCAGAGTTTATTAGAGAAGGAGTAAACAAAGGAGCAGTATTTAATAATATACATGCAACTTACGATCAACTAGCCCTACAATACCCAGATTATAAATACTATACTGTAATTAGAAATCCACTAACTAGGTGGGAAAGTCTTTATAAACATAACTGTGACGAAGGATTTATAGTAGACTGGGATATTATAACTTGGACAAGAAAAGCAATATCGTCAATAGAGAATGGTGCATATTTTGGCACTATACAGAATTTAGATTTATTTGAAAAAAGTTTAGTTCGCATGGGAAGTTACCATGTGATGTATTTACCTGCATGGGTTTATTATAGAGAACCCGAAGTAAAAGTACACAAACTAGAAAATCAAACAATTTGGAAAGAATTGGGATTAATGAAAAATATTCATCATGCATCTCAAACACAACTAGCAGGTTATAATACGGAAAGAGTACTTGACCTAATATACGATTACTACAAGAAGGATTTTGAAAGATGGCAGATGACAGAGTAGCACGAGAGAGTGCCGAACAAATACCTTTAGCACCACACACTTGGTATGTAAAAACCGTAGGGTGGATGTTAGAGCAACCAAAAGTAAAAGAAAACATTATGAACGTACCTCCCAACGAGCCATTGAGAGAAGCCTTGAAGAAAGAAGGTGTGCGTTCTCCTATACTAGTTATGCCTAACTGGTACCCAATAGCAGGTAGTCAACGACTTAGAGTTCTAAGTGAGATACCTGAACTACACGAACAAGAAATAAGAGTGTG